TCCAATTGTTCCTTGGGAACCTCCAGCACCTTGTGCACCTTGAGAAGATGCGGAACCACTAGATCCTTGAACTGATATTCCAATTGTTCCTTGGGAACCTCCAGCACCTTGTGCACCTTGAGATCCTCCTGAATTAGATGCGCCTTGTGCTCCTAATGCACCTGGTGCTGATTCTTGTACCCACTGAGAACTATCTGGATCAGTGTACCAAATATATCTGACACCAGTTTCAGAATCCCACCAAATATCACCAGCAGAAGGACCAACTGGAGGCGTTGAACCGATGAAAGTTGAAAATCTTACGCCTTGAACACCCTGAGCACCCTGAACACCTGAAGTGCCCTGTGAACCAGCGCTCGATGGAATCCACTCGCGTTCTCCAGGCATAGTTGAATTATATGATAAAACATATCCTTCAACAGGAGCCTGACCAAGATTAGGTTCGGCTTGCCCAGGGTGTAAGAATTCGTATCTGGAGTCATCAACTGCCCCAGGTGGTACTGTTTTTTCCCTACCGCTTACCAGTCTCGTCATAGTTTACTCTTAAGCGTTAGCAGTTTCAAGGAATGAAAATACAAACTTAAATTTGTTATTTTCATCCGCGCGAATATAAAGTCTGTTACCTTCTTCTAAGATTAGACGACCAGTAAGCACTGATGCTGCGTCTCCTTGAGGAACAGCAAAGTTTTTAATAATTTGCGTATTGGCGCCAGAACGATAGATGTTTGCTGACACATTGCCAGTACCTGTACCGATATTTGAAAATTGTGCTAACAGAACAACTGTCGTTACTCCTGTCGGTGCTTGATATGCAATCAAGTCTGATGTAGTGACAGTTGCTGTGTTAGATTTAAATGTATTTAAGGGTACTAAATTTGCCATAATCCAACCTTATTAGTCGTTTGATAGAGCAAGTACGAACGGAGTGATCTGCGCATACAAGCTCTTAGTGAATGTTCTACCTGACAACGTACCAGTATTGAAGTTAATTACTAGGTCTTCACCAATTCTAAAATTACCGAATTGATCTGTCGAGGTGAAGTAGACGATTCCGCCATTACTAGACACCACTTCGCTTTCTTGAATAATATCTCCACCAAATCTTGGAAGAGCAGTTGTCACATTGGTGCCTGAACCAACGAATTCAAATGTTTGACCAGAAGCGGAAAGGGTTGATTTTTGGTAAAAACGTACAGTTTTTCCGCGAGGAAGTGCTGTTATGATTCTTTCGTCCAATTCGATAGTTGTAATATCTCCAACAGTATTTGCCGCCAATACAGTCCTATATTTAGGGATGACCAAACTGGTGTCAACTGTATCAATAAACAAACTGCCTGTATCAGTCAAAACAATTTCTTGGGTAAATCTTCCTCTGTAATTTCTGTCAAGGTATGCGATAACTTCAGCAATAATGAAATCGCGGTTATAGTATAACTGTTTCGCGGCATACGCTCTTGCAGCAACTGCGCTTGGATTTAACGGTAATGGTGATCTGTTTGGTAAACCAATCGTTCTGTCGCTGATGATAGAAATAATTAGATCTATCAATCCACCCGTTTCTGTTACTAGAGCAGATGTTCCAGCTCCGCCAGCGGTAACTTTATCTTGTGTTTCTACTGTTTGCCATTTGAACGGTACATCCCATCCTCGAATAATATAGGTCGCTAGATCTTTAATGTGCCCATAAGCCTCATTAATTTGTGGGATTTCGCTAGGAACGGCACTGGTTGATGTGTAGTTGTAGTAATAAACACCAAACTGAATTGCCTGACGATTACCACCATAAACCAAATCGGTGCAAATACTATCTACAATGTAGTCAATATCTTGTTGAATCGTTCCATTCAATCCAGGTAATGTAGGATCTACTGCAGCCGCAGCAGCCTGAATTGCTGCTAAGTTTGTTTGCAGCGCAGCTTTAGCAGCCAATACATTAGCACTTGTACTTGCAATTAGGCTGTTAGGAACGATCGCATCAGTGATAGTTGCTAATGATTGAGTGCCGTTTAAAATATTTCTAATAAGATTAAACTCAGTTTGAATTTTTGTTTGTTCTGGCACAGTTACGATATATGTCAGAGCCTGATTACGAGCAGCTTCTATCGCTGCGACTGTCTTTGCTAAGTTTAGTGCAGGAATTCGTAAACCAGACTGTTCCCAATATTGCAACCCTGAGAATGTACTTTGAGTGTTGTCTGTAAAATACAAATCTTGCGCAATCGCGTCAACAATTAAACCCGTATCTCGCTCGCACTTGGCTCTATCGTATGCAACTTTAGTTGTTTCCCAAGTTGCATGAATATTTCCTAGCGTACCAACAGCATCAGTAATTGTTATTGTTGCAGATTCTGCTGCAGGATCCCATGATGTGATAGTTCCAATCATGTAGTCAGTAAACGCTGAATCTACGTGCGCAATGTTTATTGTATCACCAAGATTATATCCTGGACCATTTTGTATGTCCAAAGTAGTTTCGTCTTCGATGTGCATAATCAAACCAAGATATGGTTTAGTATTTGCAAGAATATTAATTTTTGGATCTGTGTTCGCAGTAACACTGCTCACATTAATGATAAATCCAGTTTGGTTGTCAGCGCCATATACAGTATTCAGATAAGAAATAGTCTCGTCTTGGATAAATGCTCTATTTGAAATAAGAATAGAAGCAGCGTTTGCTGTATTCATAGCAGCATTCGGAGTTAACCCAATAGGTCTTAACGGAGGTGCTACCGTTGGACCACCTTGGATAATATCTGTAATTAATGTAATGAGGTTGTTTGCATAATTAGATTCGTTCGATGTTCCGTAAATAGTACTAAACACCTGATTGTTTGCGGCTTGATATGTTTGCGGTACTGCCGTGTTTGATATAACATATGCCGCGATTTGTTTAATTTTATTGTATGCGTCAATAGTTTGCGGTATCTCGGCACCAACTGCGCTTACATCTGTGTATCCGTAATAGTAGACACCAGCCTGAATTGCTTGCCTATTTCCTGTATATTTTAAGTCGAAGGATAAGCAGTCAATAATGTAACCAACGTCTCTTTCGCATGTTGCGCGATTGTATGATGTTAGATAAGTCGTACCTGAACCCCAAGCACCAGGATTTGACGTATATTGAAGATTTGCAGTTGTTATAGAAGATTCTACTACTGCAAAATCTCCATTATATGCAGTAGTCGCGTTACCTTCAATTGTATACGTTGAGCCAACAGTTGGTGCTGCAGTCATTGAAGTGAAGGTATATGTTACATAAAACGGTCCAGTCCCAGTTATTGTTGGCGCGGAAGTAATTTGACGAATAGAATCAGGATAATTTGAGCCGAGCCACGCAGTGGCTTCTTTTTGCATATAACTCTTGTTGCTTTGCAATAAGTTATATGCTTTAATTTTATTTGCGTTAACTGTGGCTACTACACCGTTTGGAATAATTTGGTCTGTTATTCCAGTAGTTCCGTCGGTAAGGATATCAATGATGTATTGAAAATCTGTTTCAACGATTGTTGATTCTGTAGTTGTTGCAGGATTAGTAGTAGTTTGAGATACAACGGCTTGGTATCTTGTTCCTGTTGTATCTCCGCGAACAACATTGTTTGCAAGAATTTGGAGATACTCAAATGTTCCGATAGTTGGAATTAATTGCGTTGTAGGAATGCTTCCTACTGCATCTTGATTCCAGTATTGGATACCTGCGAATACGGATTGCGTGTTGCTACCCATCAAAATGTCAACAGCAAGAGTATCTACGATCAATCCAGTGTCGCGGCGACACTTGGCTTCGTTGTATGTAAAACCAGCGTTTGCAGTTAAAAGTACTTCTGATGTCCCATTCGCAACCAATCCCCGATTACCGAAGTTGACGTTACAGTTACCCATCGAAGCTGTACCGCCCGATTCGGCAACGAATGCGTCTTCACAACAAATACCGTAAATCGAAACGAGTTGCGCATATCCCATATTACGAATAACAACACCACGACCACCCTGATTGAACTGAGTAAACTGCGCAGATACAAAACTCTTTAGACCACCAGCATGATAGCCGTCGATGACCATGCCATCCCCACAAACGTACAGGACATCCCAATAAGTTCTTGGGTTGTTATCTTGTCTTTGATATTTGATTACATTGACGACGAGAACGCCAGTGCCTGAATTATACGAAACGACATCACCGACCATAAAATTATTTGGATCGTGTTTTATTCTGACTCTTCTGCCGATACCAACAGTCAGCCCAGTTCCAATTGTAAGAGATATAGAACCGTATGCAATAGTGATGGAAGTTGTGCCGCTACCTATAACCTTGTCTGCTGTGAGTGATGCGAGGTTATATAGATAAGGCGATGCAGTGGTGTATGCGCTATATCTTGTATTCGGTGACGGTGCAGTCGGAATTCTAATGTCGATTAGATACACAGAGGTAGAATTGGGTACTACAGTCCAATTTGCGTCTACTTTTGCGGTTAATGTGTCAACCGCATAACTTACAATATTTCTAGATTGACCTGCGCCTGTACCACTAGTAATCTGAATGCGCATCTCGCGATAGTAGTTGTCCATCCCGACGCCAGTAACCGCGACAGACGCATCTAAAACGATTGAATCACTATCTGCGCTTTGCGCTGTTCCATACTCTACATTCCCTGGATAAGAAATAGCCGCAGATGGATACATGTGGTCTTTGATAGCGAAACCAGTAACATAGCAAGCACTAGAAACCCAAATAATATCTTTGGTTGGGTCTTCACCCTTGACTGTCGTAATTCTCTGGTCAACACCATGAAGTGTGACGTTTTGTGGGAGAATCAAAGGAGTTTTTTCTATGAACGTTCCAGGACCGATGGCAACTGTATTGCTCTTTTCGATAGCATTTAATGCTGCGCGGATGGTTCTTTTCGCAGATCCAGGATCTCTACCGTCATTTGCGTCGTCACCCTCTACGGAAACGTAGATGATGTTGTTTGCAGGCGGCATCGCGTTGATGTCGGTAACAACACCATTTGATTTCTTGGTAAACAGACGCGCGTCTGCATAGTTTAGCGCAAGTTCACCGAGTGCTAATTGGCTGGGGAGAGGGATTTCACCAGGAACACCCGATCTCTTAAGGAGAATTGTATCATCAGCCATTAAAGCGTACCCTTAGATTTGTTCTTGGGTATTTATTGAATTAAAATGAGTGTTCCGTCCCCACTAATCTCTAAATCTTCATTTCTTGGTTTGAAATAATTATCTTCTATGGCGGTGATACCACTAACAGTAGCAGAGCCAGAAACAACAAAAAACCCCCAACCAGAGGGCAAAGTCGATGTTCCATTCAAGTGAAGTAATTGTGAAGAAAACCCAGAAGGTCTCTTAAAACTGAAATGTGCGCAAATCCACTCGGTTCTTCCAAACGCCTGATACTTATTTTCAGCGACAAATACTACTGGATCTAATCCTTTAGAATTTACATATGAGTAATTTATCGCTTCTGGTACAGGCGAATCAATAATCCTTAAATCTCCAGAAACAACATATGCAAATGTGCATGTAGCGTCATCTTTCCACTGCATAAGGTCGCCATCATCCGCAATCATATGATGCAAGGTTCCGAACGAATAATAGTAAGTTTTTAGAGTAATCATAATTCTGTTGGTTCCATCCATGTATATGATTGCATGATTACGCCAAATCTATTCGTCAATTCTTTAAACGTATAATTTCCCATATTGTATACCTCTACACTACATTAAGTTCTAAATTTACTGTATAATTCGTGCCAAAATTAAATACAATAGTATCATTCCAAGTCCATCTTGTATATGAACCATCAAAGGTAGGAGGAGTAGCAGAACTTCTAATTAAAGTAACAGGGCTTCCGCTCGGAGAAGTAGGCGTTATGATGATATTAGTCCATGGATATGTGGTGCCGTTGCTAAAATCTGTAGAACTGGCTACTGCAAATATCGTATAATATTCATATTGACTAAGTTTATTATTCCAAGCGGCTAGAGTGTACAGAGCTGCTGGTGTGCATGTATTGACTGAATTATTCGCTAGTCCTATTGTAGAATTTCCGCTTTGTGTGCCTAAACTAAAACCGAATGAAGGAGAAGAAGAATATCCAGAGTAGAACGAACCATTGCCGTCTCCAGTTAAAGCATATCCAGTGGTCATTACGCATCTAAAAACTACGTCTCTGCCCAAAAAATCTAACACATTTATTCTACCCGATGTAGGAACTGTAGAATTGCACTGATGCGGTGGTACATACCCACCAGCTTTATAAAAGTCAGTAAGTTTTGGAACAGCAGGACCACCAAACTCAGTGTCTATTTCTAGAAGAGTTAATGGATTTCCAGATGATGCTGATGTTTGCAGACTCATAATTATCTCTTCTCAAGCTCTTCAACGCGAGCCTTTAGTTCTTTTATAGATTCAATCAACAAAGGAATAATTCTGTCGTAACTTACGCTCTTAAAACCATTATGGTCAACATTTACTGCTTCAGGAATGACTCTTTCAACATCCTGCGCGATAACACCAATTTGCTGATTCGTTCCTCTAGATTCATCAGCCCAGAAATATCTGACACCGCTAATATAATCTAAATCGTTCAATGAGTTTTGTATTACTGTAATACCTTTCTTTAGTCTAGCGTCTGACGATGCTGAGAAGTCAACTGCAAAAATTAATCCAGTACTAGCGTTAGCAAATATAGAAGTGCATGCTTTGATTGTTTGGCTAGTTCCTAAAGTTCCAGGAACACCAACAAGATAGAGAGCTTCATTAGTCGAACTGCTTGTTGCTTGTATAGAGGTAGCTGTACCGCCACCAGCCCCAGCAGCACCTTGTACACTGGTTCCTTGAGTTCCTTGGGAACCCTGCACATTGCCAGCAGCACCCTGGACGCTGGTGCCTTGAGTGCCTTGCGATCCTTGAGACCCCCCACCGCCGCCACCCGACGCTCCTTGACTTCCTAGTATACCTTGAACGCTAGTGCCTTGAGTTCCTTGAGTGCCTTGAATGTTACCAGCAGCACCCTGGACGCTGGTGCCTTGAGTGCCTTGGCGACCCTGAATTCCTAGTACACCTTGAACGCCTTGGGCGCCTATTCCTTGCGTTCCCTGAGCACCTTGTGAACCAGTAGCACCACCAATCCCCGATGAACTGCCAAGCCAATTACCACTGCTGTCAATAATTGGACCAAACCCAATTATAGATAGAGTTCCGACGTTAGCAAGAGTTGTTACTCTGAGGTTTCCCGTTGAGGTATTTTGTGTTACGGAAATATTACCCGCAGCAATATTTTGAGTAACACTCAGATTGCCAGTCGAAGTGTTTCGGCTAACTGATATATTACCTGTTGCAATATTTTGAGTAGTCGAAATGTTACCGACTAAGATATTACTGCCAACTTCTAAGTTGTAACCGATGTAAGCGTTTGCTCTACCCTCAAGCCTCAAAAGAGTACCATTAGTAGTTCTTGCAACACTTATTTCGCCATTAGCAACAATAAAACTCGAGTTGTCTTTTACGAATGGTGCGTTACGAAGTTGGTTTCTATCAGTAATCAGAACGTTGGTGCGTGTTCGCCATGTGTCGAACGTATCTGTGGTTGCAACTACATTGATATCTGCGTTAGCCATTTTAGCCTCTTTCCATCAAAATTTTAAGCATAGATTTAATTTCGGACATCTCTTCCTTCAGGCTATTTATTTCCTTATCTCGACGAGTATTGTCGCGGTGCTTACGTTGTTTCATGTAGTAGTTTTCTAGAACATTGCGATCGTCACAAACGACCGCTCTATTGTTTAGATCCCTGCTATACTGTGTACCGTCGATCTTAATTTGATCCATTAATAGCCACCGCCGTCGATCGATGGAAGTTCAGATTCACCAGGAACCGCCAGAACTTTCAACGAATCAACCATTGGAACAACGGTTGGATCTTGAGCAGTCAAACGTAGTTTGATTGCAAAATACTTGAAGACCTTACCGAGTGGGAATGATTTGTCGCCCTCAAAGTATTCAATTTCACCCTTATCTAACGCAAATCTATATTCAAGACGAACATTGCTGTTCTGGTCTGGAGAGTAGAGGTTGTTGACCTTTTCCATCTTGACCCATTTCTTAGATACGAATTGATCTTTATCGAATGGCGATAGAACCTTGAAGTAGACGCCAACGTCAGTTCCAGGTGGACGAACCACGTCTAGACGAACAATTAGATCGCCAGCATAGATGCCTTCTGCAAGTTCAACGATCTTAGTTTGATACCCTGCAAAAATATTGCCTCCAGATGTATTATTTTCACCATTTACTACTGCCGTCGCATTTGATGCTACAGCTGGTTCTTCGATAGTAATTGTTGGTGCAGTAAAGTAACCAGCACCTGGGTTAATAATATTGACACCAATAACCTTACCACTTGATAGCATCGAAGATAAAATGTTAGCCTTTGCTATATTTGCACCAACATCAGGAGAACTAAATGTCACTACAATAGAAGCGGCGCATGCGCCGTGCGCGCCGCTATTAGTGATAGTAATTAAGTTATTTGAGATACCAGCGTTATTAATAATGTTTTGAATAGCAAATAAACCTAAACGTTCTCTGTTTACAATCGGCGATACACGATTATCTGTAGTCGAAAGTGTGATTTTAACATTGCTATATGCTGAATTGGCTTTAGGTATAATTCTTCTTCTGTTAGAATTTACCGATGAAACATTTGTGTCTTTACCAAACTTGTAAACCTCGTTTGGAGTTACTCTAATGTAGTCTTGTGCAGATGGAGCAGCATCAGCCAACGCCGTCCAAGTTTTAACGTCATAGGTAACTGAGGTTGGTGCGAGTTGCTGTTCAGTTGCGGCAATACGGATTTCGTCCATATAGATATCGCGCTGGTGGTCTTCGTTAGACTTAATACCGAAGTATACAGTGTTTGAAGATTCAAACACAGCACGATTTACTCTAAACATTAGATCCTGATTTAGAATCGGGTTCCAGTTAGAGGCGTTTTGTGACTTGAACAAATTACCGACATATGGTTGCTCTGAAATTTTGCGCACGTTACCGATTTCGTCAGTATATTCGCCACCAAGAACTGCCGTCCAAACTTCATAGTCTGTTGATTCTGTAATCAACTTAATTGCATATTCATTAGAAGGAAGTAGATAGACAGGGTCGTTAAACGTAAATTTTGTCATTACTGTCGTATTAGAAAGAGCAGGAGTATTTGCGGATACATTAACGTATGCAGGCTCTAAAGTTTTTTCAGCAATGATGTCATTGCTAGGAACTCCACTTTCAACCTTAGAAATAGCAACTGTAAACGGCAATAGTTCCTCAGCGTCAGTTGGCTTGGACTTGAAGAACAAATCGATCGAGGTTACATAAATTCCATATGAAGACTTTACTTGCCCATCAAGAACTTCACTTGATTTTGGTGTAAAGAAAGTTTGTGCCATAAACTTACGATCGTTAATCTTTTGCGTTTCTTGGATAACGCTAGGTGCAGCTTGAGCAGTGCTTGGAGTTTGTTCACGTAGAACATAATTTCTTGCATTTTCTGTGCTGTTAACCTTGCCGAGAGCTGTATATTTAGAAACAGCACGCATCATGTAACCGTTGTCATTATGCGTTGCGGTGTCAGTAACAGTAAACAGTCTTTCACCAGCCAACCAACGAAGGTTGTTGTCTGAAGGAATATGAAAAATACCGTACAAAGAACCAACATCATCAACAACGTGGTTCTGGATAGAATATAAGCTGTTTGAAGAAAAATTGACAGGGGCTGCGTCATCAAGAGTTAGTGCATAACCAACGCCAGTTACTACTGCGCCAACTGTGACGTTAGCAGTAAAACCCATGTTATTACCAGACACAACAGTAATTTTTTTGTCTACTAACGTAGAACCTAGTCCATCTCTAGTAATATCATTAGTGGAGATAGTTATGCTATTATAATTTCCTACGTTAACTCTAGCCAATGCGCCAGACACAGCGATATAAGCATTTGCGGCGCTAAGTGTGGTAATTGTTACATCATTTGCTGAGTAAACAATCGTACTTCCTGCACTAAATCTTGAAGTAGTAAAGATATTATTAGCGTGACGAATTCCTGCATCAGGTTTAGTCAAGTTGTAAATATTGTTAGCAACTGTTGCTGAAGTATTTAAAGTGCCTAAGATAGGATCTACAATCAAAGTTCCTCTATTAGCACCCTCAGCAGTTTTCCACTTTACTACTTTACCTAAAAATTGAAACTGTGGCTGATGGTATCCAGCATATGCGCTAAATGCATATGCAGAGCCAGTAGAAGTTTGATAAACTAGATCACCTACACTATACTCACTTGACGAAAGAGTAGGGCTTCCTCCCTGAACCAAATTCATACTAATGAAATTTTCATTAACGTAAATTAAATTTGAAGTTGCTGTTCTTGACGTCCCTAATACTTGAGCATATGCATTCGTCGTTGTGTTGAATATGCCTTCATTAATTCGAAGATTTGCTAACACACTGCTAGAAGATACGTTTATAACAGATGCTCTTTGACAAAAATTATTAACTTTGATATCATCAAAGAAAAAGTTAGCATCCGTATCAGGCTTTAGATTTTTTACCGAAAATTCGATATCATTTTCGCGAATAAAAGGTGTTAGCCCAACAGGAACTTGAGTTTGTTGTGGATCTGTCGTACTCCAAACTGGAGTAGTCTTGCTTAAAACCTTTTGCTGCGCTGCATAAGCGATTGCCATTATGATATTCCTCTTATCTTATTTACGGTGTAGAGTACGATCCAACAGAGCCACTTGCTATTTGCGAACTATCTGTATACCCACGCAAATATTTGTTGATATCCGCAGGACTCAAAACAGGGTTCAGACCATACCACTGCCTATTTAACACATCTACTGCACCAGCTGTTGTAACTGGGATGGTGACGGTGGTGGTAGGTTCGGTTACTGTGTTTGCTACAGTGTAGTCTGCAACTTTAATACCCTGTTGGGTTGTGGTTGGTTGACTTGCGCTTACGATTACACCATTGTTATAGTAACCGCTTGAATATGCATATCTAATTGAACCGACATAACCCATACCCGTGAAGATTGGATTACTAATCGGTAGTAATGGTTGCGGAATTTGATACAATCTGCCCAACGAATCAGTTACTGCTGGCTGATGTTCAGTTGAATAGTAATAATCACTTTCTGGAGTTAGTGTAACAAATCCGTCAAACTTACCGATAACCGAAGTTTGTACAATAGAATTCGCTGCTGGTGTTGCAAATTCTTGAGTAACAGCTGGCGTTTCGGTGTAATTCAAGCAAACAAACTTGTCGCGAAGAAGAACGCTAGTTGGATCTTTCGGTACAAGCGAGAACGGAACAGAGTACTTGTATGTCGTCAGTTTTCCATTTTCTAGAGATGCCGAAAAGTCTTGCGACAAATCAGCCGAACCAAGGTCGTTGTACTCATCAACAAGCGTTCCTAAAATAGGCTTGCTCATTGTATTCGAAGTATCTCTTGGAGGATTATTGATGATATTGGCTTCAGACTCCTTCAATTTCTTCCATTCTTCGACCGCAGATAGTCTCTGGTCAATGTAAGAGATGTCCTTCATAGTATAGCGACGATTGTCAATAAACTGGAGATCAATCGATTCTGTTGAAGAAGTATATGCTGGAACTTTAATTAGATAGATCGGCATTGAGCCATCTGTTTCAATAGGTTCTTGCGGAGTTAGTGACGGTGCACCAGTTAGAACCTTAAATTCCTTATCCTTGGTCACTACAACCTTGTCAATTCTAGGTAGGTAATACTGATAATCAAGTTGCATTGGTTGAGTAGATTTACCTGTTTGCAAGTAATCTGTAGAAAGAATTAAGTTAGCAGATACAGTGCTTATTGTTACGTTGGTGCATGCTAATGCCCAAGACGTTGCAACGGATATAGCCTTGCTATTAATTACATTAGTAACTGTTCTAAACTGTCCGCCAACGCTAATCATTGTGCCTGTTGTTATTGGCGGAGAAATAGCATTAGAGGTCAGCGAAGTGTTTGCTATAACCAAAGTGCTACCGACGGCAACATTAACTCTTGCGCTCAATGGTATTGACACATATGGCGCAGCAGCAGTTCCGTCAGTTCTGATTGGTCTTAGGTCGATGCAATCTCTTAGAGAATATGCTTTACCGTTTAGAGCCTTATAGATTGGAATTTGTTCTTCAGCATATACTGAAGATGGATATGAATTCGCAGCAAGATATCCCGACCCACTATGTTGGTAACAGTCAAACAAAACACATGTCTGACCACTTGGTGGCTGAGAACCTGGTTTGAGCATAATTGCTGCGTGGTCATAATAGTTGTCGTTTTGTCCGCTATCAAATGTGTAACGGCTAGTGACGTCTACCGTTGTAGCATTTGCAATGTTTGGTGCATAGTAAATGTTTGCAGAGTCATAAATTTTGTTAATTTTAATGACGTCTGAGACAAATAATGATTGTTTTTGTTCAGGCGTTTTGTAGATAACATTAGAAGAAGTAAACCAAGCAATACCCTTACTTAGATTTAATTTAACGTCAGTATAACCAACTACGCTGGTTGCTGCAGAAGGTAAGTCGAAAGCGGTAAGGGCATTGTTAGATTTTACTAGAGTTTTAACCCTAGTAGCAATACTATTTGTTTTAACGGTGACATAGATGTCAGCATTAAATGCTGCAGCCACAGCAGAATTAAATGTTAGTGATGTGCTGCTGCCTTTAGTGACTGATTTTCCGCCAATAGTAAAGTCAATGATATCGCCTCTGCTCACACCACCAGCTTGGTTCGATCTAGCGACAACAATAATATTATCTAAAATTGCTTGAGAAGATACAGCGCCGCTGCTCGCTGGTCCGAACGGGAAGATACTTCCGTCGCTTAAACCAAGAGAGTAGGTGCCGTCTGATAAAAAATCAACATTTGTTAACAATCTTCTATAGATATCTACATTTTTGAACCCGTTGTAGGTTACAAATTGATTTGGTAATTCATATATGCTCTTGTTTAGGCTGGTGTCGGCAATAAATGCCGCATTATCGCGCGTCTTACCACCGAATGCATATGGTGCAATATTTGCCGTTAGATTTGCTGAAGTAAATGTATTGGTGTTGGCGATTGCAATAGACTTCGCAGCCGCAAACGGTATAGTTAAAGAATATTTAACAGTAGAAGCAATTGCGCTGGTAAATGTTTTATCTACTGTTGCGACTTTATCCGCTGTAGTATATCCAGTAATTGTTCCAAATTGACCAGCTGCATCACCAGTCAATATTGAAATTTTGCCGCCTCTATATGCATCAGGAGCAGCAGAAAAGAATTTATCAAAACCAACTTGGTTGAACGATGATTGCCCGTTTGCTATTCCTACAATTTGATTGAAATTAACATCAACCAAATTTACTTTGTAGATATTTGCTGAAGCATCTCTGTCAAAATTCTTAATTCTTGCCGTACCAATTCTAGTGGAATAATACGCTTGGGTATTGCTGAAAGAAATTTGTCCAGAATCGACGCAGTGGAGGTCTACTAGTTCATAATTTTTGCTAAAACCGATACCGTTAGTGTTTCCCTTGACGTCAGATACCTTGATGTAATTGCCGTATTCAACAGAAAGATCGTAATCTAGGTTATCGTTGTATGTTCTTGCGCGAGTAGCAGTGAAGGATTTAGTTCCAATTGTTTGGTACTCAAATCCTTGTACATAAGCCTTACCTGGCTCGATGTTAATGATAAATGTATTATTAGCTGCGTCGCTGGTTGCTGGAGTATTAGCTGTAACATTGACGCGGAATGGCTTGACTGTGTAGTCGCCTGATTCGTCGTATGTACGACGAGCAAGCGTTTTTTCTAGTTCTGAGTATACTGGATAAGATATTTGCTTGGTTACAACGCCATTTTCAACACGCATCAACTCGAAGAAGCGGTTATCATCAACCGAATCAATAGAACGCTTTGCGAGGATTAGGTTAAACTTGTAACGGTGTGCGCCAGGAGCCTGATAGTTAAATGATTCTTGTGCAGGATCAAGAAGCATTGTGTCTTCACTTTCAGTCACGATATCGTCTTCGATCTGCAGACCAACACGATAAGTCGGTGTGGTGCTATATGGGTCTAGAACGATTGTTTGTGCAGCAACCTGGACAAAGTAACCATCAACGTAGAAAATACCGTCGTTGATAGAAACGATAGAACCCTTGCCTGTAAAATTAGCAGAAAGGATAGTTGCCTGTTCGCCGACATAAGATGCCGTGAGAGTTTGCGAAGCCAAAAAGTCTGCGCCGCGAATATATTTGACTAGAAGCGTTCTGTCGGTCGACGAGCTGTATGTTTGGATTACTCTTGCTCTAGTTTTTGGGCTAGTTTGGTTGTATACAGTTAGACCCAAGAAGTTTTCTAGGTCAACGTCATTGCCAGAAAACTGCTTTTCTACCTTGACATAGACTGCAGAAGTATCGAGAGTTAGATGTCCACCAGTTACTGGGGAACCATTTTGGAAAATATGATTGCCAAACTGCTTAATCTGATTTTGAATTATTGACTGAATTTGCGTCAACTCACGAGCTTGAACCGCATATCCTGGACGGAATAGAATTCGCATATAGTTGTTGTCTTTAGGTCCACCGCCGACCTCAAAGTCGTCCCAATATGGCTCGTCGTAGAAGTTCAATGTTGACATTTATTTACCCTTAAAATTCGATAACGATCTTGGCAGTTTCTGTTTGGTTTGCGTTTCTGGTGACTGCAGCGCGATTTTCGATGTACAAAATCTCACCCGATGCAATATTTATACTAGGTTTCTCAACGGTATAGACCTGAGCATATATTGCTGCATCATTTTCTTGCTTTATCGGTAACGTCAAGATAGTATTTGCATCACCTCGTACGTTATTTACATACAAAGCGTCTTCAGCTGTGTCGTAAAACAACACTGTAGAAGTAAAGTTGGTGCCATCGACAACTAAATTTGCGTCAGCAACGAAAGTAGTTCTGTTTTCGACAAACATTTTAGTGTACATTGGATAAATTGACTGAATAGCAATTATTCCATTGGCCAATTTTGGATTTCTGATTAGAGCTATCTGCCTAAAATCGTCGTTTACTGTTGGTGTTGGGAGATATCCTTCAACTGTGCCTTGAAAATCTGCGCTAATCATAGAGTATGATGCGCCTAATTCTCTTGCTGGATCTGCGCCATGGCCATATTGAGGGCTTATTACAGCTCTAAGTGTTGCTGGCGTTCCTGTGTTTAGTTGCAAAGGATCTACGATAGTAAATTCTGCATTTGTATAACCTGCGCCGCCGTCGGTAATATTGACTTCGGTGATAACTCCGTCTTCAATATCAACAGTAGCCGTTGCATCAGTTCCATCTCCACTTACTGTTACAACTGGATAATTAGTAACAGTGCCACCGTTGTAATATCCAGTACCGCCATCTGTAACTTGTACAACGTCGATTCTTCCGTCGACAGCATTATTGTAGACCACTGTGTCGCGTAGAACAGGCATATAGTTGGTAGTAAAAAATTTCTTCTTCAAACCACTTGGAATTGTGTACATGTACTTCCATTTGTATCCATCTGCTGTTTGCACATATGGGTTTTCTGGGAGTTCACCACCCACAGTTATTTCTGGCTCAGATGTAGAACTGGCGTATCCATTATTGTATAAGCATTTGAATACTTGGTCGTACTTGTTACGGACATAATATTGTATTGATACTGGGTCAATTCTATATGCTGTTGCTGGTTCGAACGCAGATATAGAAGAGCCGAAGCTGGTGTTGACGTTCATAAACTCGCCATCAACATCGATGTAAATAACTTCTTTTTCTGTCGCACCTATTCTTACAATATCGCCAACTTGAAATTCGTTATTTAAATCAAAACCGACGTTGGCGTCTACTTTTGCTAATGTTCCTGCGTTAATAGAAACACCAAGATCTAAAATTTCTGTTGTTGCTGTTTTGGCAAAAAGATTTCTTGTTTGGTCATATGCGACATATAATGTGCCCGAAGTCCAATCTACTCTTGGTATTACGGGTTGAATGTCGCTTCCTGTAACTTTCTTTAAGATGATACCGTTCTTAAAAACGCTGTTTTTATATTCAGTAGTGTCGTATGGGTATTCTACAGTTTCTACATTGTTTTCATATGGCCAAGCAGCAGCTCTGCCCATCATCAAATAAACAAAATCTATTCCGTTTGAGATTGAGTTCTCAAAATTTTCAGCTATAGAAACGCCAAAGTCTTTGGTGATTATTGAGTTCATTTTTTGCCCATTTGATTAAATTGTCTTAATAATAAGAGCGTCGACCCCACTATATGACGGTCTAACGAAGAAGGCGAGGTTATTTGAAGAAGATGCAACAGTAGATGTTAGAGTTATTGTATTACCAGAAATTCCGCTAGTTGCAATAGTTTCAGTTACTGTTGAGCCACTCAAATAAAATTCAATTACATTTCCATCCGACAAACTATCAGATACAGGATAAGTATTGCCAGTAATTTTTACAGAAGAACTGCCTGCAGTTGTTGTCAACCTTCCATCACCTAACCCACCAATCGCACTTTCAATACCAAATCTAGTTGCGCTAATCGTTGAAGTTATCTTCTTAACATATTGCTTTTGTTCAGTACCCGAGCTATTTATGACGACATAGTCGCCTACTGAAACTCCGTCAACTGATCCTGAGAATGTCACGTTAGCGTGAGTGTAACTTGACGAAACTGTTCTTATTACTGAAGATGAACTAACTGGATTAGATGATGTATCAAGTTGGCTTTCTGAATTCATGCTAAACGTCAATTTGTCGTTCATAACATACTTCGACAACATTTGCATTCCAGCTGGATGCGCTACGTCATACATAGTCTTCTTATATTCGTTTAGTGGCTTTTCTGACTGAATTTCATACGAGAAATTGTGATAGTAGTCTTTATTTTGCAACTTCTTATCTGCACTAACATGACCATCTGTATTTAAGTAGTATCCGTTGTATCGAATTAGTCCGCTTGAAAACTCAGCATTTGCTTTTGCTAATCCATTTCCGTAGAAGAAAGGATAAAGTCGCGGAGATGCTGGGTTAATACCATTAAACGAAATGCTAGTATTAGTTTTATAAAGATTGCATGTAATGTTTTGCGTTGCCGTATTGACCTTAAATGGTAAATTTAGGTCAACTGTTCCGTTGTAATTGAACACACGAATTACAGAAGTTGTTGGGTTTGGTCTATAAATTTCATCGATGGTAGCCTGAAAAATAGCACCAACGTTTGTAACTCCTCCCTGCCAAATAGAATCGCCTGCAACAACAATTGCAGCAGAAGGTAAATTGTCCGTTAAGAAATCTGCAACTTTTAAAGAAACAAGAGGCGCGCTGATGTAGTCGTAACCTCTGTTTATAATATTGAAAGACTGAATTTCGCCGATACCCGTAGTTGCAGCGACCATAGATTCGCCGTCACTCAATGTATAAGCAGTTAATACAGCACCAGTTCCATCGCTCGGGGTAGTTCCATCAGATTTATAAACAACACAAGTTGGACGGGCAACATAACCTTCGCCTCTGCTGTTAGCACCACCAGTAAGGCTTACGGCTGTGATGCCACCAGAACCGTTAACAGTAACTGATCCAACTCCATCATAACCCGTTCCAATAAATTTAACTTTATCTGTTCCAGAATATCCAGTCCCCGCAACATCTACTTTGACAAACCCTAATCTACCTGTACTTCTTACATCAGATCTAAAGTCCATATAATATTTAAAGTTTTGGGCGTTAGTTGCGGTAATATTCGTTTCAAATGCATCCTCAAGATATAGTGTTTTAGTGTACGTTCCACCGTTATTAACTACGACATAATCAACAATATTAACATAGTGCGCACTGCTTGTAGAAGCCTCAATAAATAGTCTTGCACCAGTGTACATTCCGCTGGTTGTACTATAACTTGAATTCGCACCATCCAACTGAATAGTTTTCAAAATTGGATTATAGTTACTCATTGCATTTTTAGGTATTTTAAAAAATCCACCATTCAACTCAGTATAGTCTGTATCATGTACTGAAATCGGGTCAAAAGTTGGTACAGTTTCGTAAAACGAACCTCTGTTGACTAGTGTCAATAATCGAATTTTACCAAGAGTATATGAGTCATAAGTCAGTGCACTGGCTATAGTACTAGATGCCGTCGTTGTACCCGCAGTATCAAATCCGTAGTCTGCTGCATTTAATGCTATCCCGAGCTTATCGTAAATCGTGTCAATGTTAAACGAGAAAGATGCAGAGTTAGCGCCACCGTCTTCCCAGATAGCGTCGATGATTAGGTTCGCACCAACACCTGTATTGTTTTCAATTTGAACAATAGAATTTGACCAATCGCGAAAGAAATATCCTGGGGTTTCTAATGTAACGTAATCTAAGAAACCAGAGGATACGTTTTGTACGGTAGCGACCGCTTTAACTGCTTCATCAGAAGTTGGGTTTAGTCCACCAAAAAATACTACAGGATCGCCAAATTTGTATCGCGCGCCGCTTTGCACAACGCCAAATCTATTTCTCGTCAAGTATACATTAGATATCAAAGAAATAATTTGAGAAGAGAAAGTTGCCGTCGTATTTGTAGTTGGATCAATGTAGTCGACTACTAAGTTTTCATTATTCTCAAAAGGTTTTCTGACATTAGAGATGTATATCTCAACAATATCGCGCCCAGTGTCTCTGTCAACTGTACGAACTGCGCTTTCGATAATGCAAGAAGTTTTAGAAATACTTCCATATCCCTTTCTTCTTTCTATGAGATTAAAGTCAAAGCTGTCATATGGGCTAAGTGTAACTTTATAAAGTGTTTCACTGTCATAAATTTGATTATTGACGTTTCGGTCATTGCTTGGAAAAGGAACATCAACAATAAGTTGCGAAGAAGCGGAATTAATTACTTTTCTTTTAACACCATTGATTCGAATGTATGAATTAGCATCGATGCCTTCACTGACGAAATTAATACCATTTGCAACTACAATCGCAGATGTATTCGAATTGCTAGTCGAGAAAAATACATTTACATTTCCACCTAGAACTGCATCAGACGTATCTGTTACTGAAATTCTTAAAGATTGTGGTAGTTGCCACTTACCATCTGACGCACGAAAAATATCTTCTTTAGGAAAGTAGATCTCAATTTCCTGTTTGTACAATACACGAAAGAGAAACTTAAACCCATCAGGTGTTCCCTTCTTGGCGTAGAAATCTCTCGCTGCTTTCATTATCTTTTCTTTAGAAAGCGAAGTTTCTTCTGGGAAACTTGGAATTACTTTAGTTTTAAAATAGCTGAGAAGATCTGCTCTAGTAGTATCTAGGTCCATGTAATCAGGAATATGCTTCGAGGCATACATGGTCTTATCAGTTTGTTCCATATACTCGTAGTATTTTTCGAGTAAGGAAACAAATTTAGGATGTTCTGTTCTTACAAACTCAGGGAGCTGTCTATTTACAAGACTTGATGTAAAATTATTTGCGTACATTATTGAGATACTATGACTTCAATATTGATAGAATTAGCAGCTTCTTCGTCAATAGTTATAATTTTGTTTCTAGAAGATTCGAAATTATGATTCTCAGGGCGAGCGATTACTTTTAAGGTTCTTGACGCATCTGAAATGCCGACGGGAGCAAATCCATTTAGAACGATCTTACCTATATTGTAATCAACCGACCCTGCTGTAGCGTCCATAATTGTTTTAATGTTGTTATTGTTGAAGTAGAAACTACGAATAACGCCATATCTGTTTTGTACGAATGCATTAAACTTTGCTGTTGTATCTAGATCGCCTTGATAGTAGAGTTGTGCTGTTGCAGACTTATAGTCAAAGCCTGGATTATCTACGACAATTTTTGTAATCTTACCATTAACAACAACTGGATATGCATTAGCACCAATACCATCGCCTGAAATTACGATAGAAGGTATTGATTCATATGTATTGGTAGCATCAACCACAGTAATAGATTCAACTCCAGAAGAGGATCCAGGAGTTTCTTCTAAGAAACAGTTACGCAAAACGCCGTCTTCATCATATTGAGTATATGCAGGAGAAGACGAAATTCTATACTTAGAATCTTCTCTCGCTAACGGAGTACCGTAATCTAATTTATAATTTCTAGTAGCACTCAGAGCTGGCACAATTCTTTTTTCGATGGTGCAATCTGCGTCAGAATAGTTGATCGCAAGATTCGAGTCATCGATAGTACGCAAAATTCTAGATTGTTTATATTTGCTGTTAAATGTATCAAGGTCTGCTGCTTTATATGTCAATATTGCGTTTCTTGCAACATTCTTAATAGCGTCAGCGCTTAAAGAGGTCTTGGTTGGATCGTAGTAAACCTTAGCGTAGATGTTAATGTAGTTGTAATCAACATCTACAAACTCTGGTGTTACAGTAACAACGCAAATTGGCTTGATGATGTCGGCAATGATAGAAGACTTTTCGACTTCTGTAATCTCGTAACCACCTGTCGGTTTCGCAGAAACAAATACTTTTCCGTAGACTGGTGGATCGTTCTCGTCGCCGCCCCATACGGTAACAGAGTCAAAGTATGGATACTTTTGATTGATAAGAGCAGCAATGTCGTCAGCTGTTACACCTCTTCCGCTTGAAGTATAAAATTTTGAAGCAGAAAAACGAATTCTTTCTACACTCTCAGGCAAAGCGCCGCCACTCGCTGCAGCAACAGGATAGATCACAGAAGAAGAAAACCCACCAACTGTTTCTGCAAGGGTAAATGAATTGGCTTTATTTGCCGCAGCACCATCCGTTTTTACATAAGAAACGATGACGACGTTTCCGTTAACCAGCTTCTTACCAATAATATCATCACCAAAGTAGATCGAATACTTTCCATTGCGGCTTTCTTGGATATAGAAAATCGCAGAGTTAGAAGTAACTGTTGTGGCATCTGTAGAAAGAGTAAATGTTTCTATTCTGACGCTGGTTGAGGATTCTTGTACAATAACTTGCAATGTTCCAGTATCAATTCCAGTATCTGGAAGTTCAAAAGTTTGATTTATATTGCTGGTAGCGTCGTATGTAAATGTGTAACTTACTGGTTGACCTTGATAGATGTAAAGGTTGTGGAAGCAAAATCTTCCGCAGGTTTCATCGTAATTACCGACAACAGCATCTTTGTTTATGAATGTGTAAGAAGTACCGCCGTCTAATACAGAAGATTGAAATTTTGTGTATTTTGGTAGTGTGAGGCTTGCTTGTGCGCTACCCGCTGAACGATAGATTTCTAAATCAACCGTAGCGCGAGCTGCTGTTGACGATGTTGGAACATAACCTAAAGTCTTAGCATGAGAAACTACGGAATCGCGCAAAAGAGCAGTATCCATAAACATTTCATTTGCGACCATGTTCAGGTAGAAAGCATTGTAGTGTGTATTATAGGCTAAGATGTCTAGGAGAACATTAATACCTGCAGCTTCGAAGTCAAAGTCGCTAAATTCAGACTGGTCTCTAAGAAAATTCTTAAGGTTAGATTTAATATCGTTAAAGTCTAACTCAGAGATAGTCAGTTTTTGGTCTATATTTGCCATCAGCGTACCTTTTCTAGAAACATGGTAATAGTGACTGGTTGCTCTAAATTGTTGATGTAAAATCGTATAGTCACATTGTAACCATTACCTTCAGGGTCAGCTTGAACTCTGACAATATCAATTCCAACACGAGGCTCAAAATTTTCGACACTATTTCTAATTTCAGTTTCCATCGCATTCGCGGTAATGAAGGAAACATCTTCAAACAGCAACCCACGAACGCGAGAACCATAAGTTGGGCTAAATGGTTTTTCGTAAAAATTCGTCAAAATTAAATTCTTCAGCGCACCGATAATGGCTGCATTACCCGTGCGCTTGACTACATCTTTCGTCACAGGATGAGCGGAAAGATTTAAGTCAAGATCTTTGTAAACACGAGTTTCTAGTGCCATCTATCTACCTTTTAAATTCTACTTATTTAGCAAGGTTGACTGCATGGATCTGGCGTTGGCGGCAATACAACAGGCTCATCGTCAATAATGATATCGGCAACAGGTCCCGCTTCTTCTTCGGGTTCATCGCCGTAAATATTGCTTTCGAGTTCGTCAGACAAGAAAATATCATCATCGACGATGCCGTCGTCTGGTAGTACGACATCGGGTTGCGCGATATCTGGATTGTTGTGCTCAGCGTCAATATCATCTAAGATGTCGATAAAATCGCTTTCTGTAGCATCACATCCCTGTCTAATTGGGTTTGGTGCTAAGATTAGGTCTAAGAACTCATCAGAAGAGGTGTTGTTGTCTTTTTTCTTCTTCTTAGAACAAGAAACAACGAATAGTTTCAAAAGTCCAGACAACAAACCCTTTACGGCATTGATAGCTGCAAGATCTTTCTTGATAGCATCATTTAATTCGTTCTTAATTGCATTAACTTCATTTTTAATATCATTAATCTCTTGAACCAAATCACTTTCGGTTAGATTTCGAATAGCGTCATCTTGCAGTCTATCCATGAGTGTTTGCAAAACTTGAGAAGTTTTAGCGTTTAGATCATTTCTTTGTAGAGAAGTAGTTAGATCTTTCGGCGAAGAAGCATTAATAGTGTAATAGGTTCCATCTGATGAGCGATATCTGGTAGTTAGATCGCTAGTGATGTTCGCCCCTACCGTACCTGTCAATTGGTCAATATTCGAGAACAAGCCAAGGATATCTTCTGGACCATTAGATTCTGTCAACTTATACAGCGGAGTTTCCTCAGTAACCTTATAGATTACTACATTTTCGCGTTTCTTAAGGACATCATCAACTTCAATTCTGGTGTTGGTAAGTGAAACAACATAAAATTCTCTGTTGTCATAATAGATCTTGTCGCCTGGACTTAGGCTAGAGGTAAACGTTGTGCCATTTCCTGTAATGATGTTGTCGAGGCACAAACTATTTGCCATGTATGGTGTTCTGTGCTTAATTTGAGCCGTAATAGTACTTGCAAAAGCAGTATTGACGTTTAACCCGACTTCTTTATTCAGTACAACACTTGTAGCTGAGTACTTGAATGGGTGATAAACGGTCAAATAATCTCCCATTGCGTTAATGGTATTGACCTGTCGTATTTCTGAGTTGACATTGATGTACATGTTCGGCGATAGTTTAACAATACCACCACCGCCTGTTTCTAGCAATACATTTGCAAGATTTAGGAAAACAAGAGAAGATGTTGCAAGTCTACTGCTATTAGCCGAAGTATCAATAGAAACTGTTCCAGTTGGGTGCACATCATAAATCTTACCTGTTACTCTTCTGGTTTGAGAGTTAACTACCACCAATTCGCCGATATTGATGATAGGATAATTTATCGCGGTAAGGCTCGGCTCAATAATCGTATCTCCGCCATATACTGTAACTGTTGTATACGGAATAGTCGGTTCTCCGTACAAACGCTCAAATGTATATGCTTTATCATTATTTGCTACACCCGATATCTCGCTAGTGTGGTTGTCAAAGGCTTTGTGAGCCTCATAAAGCGTGGCACCAAGAGTGCTTAGATCGCCGATATTCATCCCTAAAAACTTTTGGTCTGTAGCAGTGCTGGCGCTTCCTACGATACCCATCAATTGGTTTCTGGCAGCTACCACATTTTCTCTTGCATCATTAAATACAGCAGGAAGAGAATCTTTGAGACCTTGGAAATTATTTGCTGTGAGAGCGTCCAATTTAGCCTTTACTTCGTCTAGATTTTGCTTTATGGGATTGACGAATTCCTGCTTGAGCATGTCCATCAGGTCCTTACCCTTCTGGATAACTTCCTTAATTTTCTTGAACAGCTCCGCTAATCCCTTTGGAGGAAATTGCAATTTTCCGAAAGGAATAGGCGATCCTGTAAATGTGATCGAAAGCGTCTGCAGCAAAGGCAGACCGCCGATCAAACATAAAATCCACTTAATTACGGAACTTAATTTTAGGAAGACACGTTCTCCTTCATACTATACAATTTGCCAACTTTTTTTAGTTTGTTATAATCCAAACCAACCGATTTTAGTTCTTCAATCTCTTTTTCGTCTAGAGATTGATTGGCATACACCTTATCCATTATCTCGCGAGTTCTGAGAATATCATCATACTTCAAACACATATTTATCCACCCGTAACAACGGTGTTGGACGTACTATAGTCTGGTACTGTTGATGGCGTTGAAATTGTTCCCGCTGATTTTTGAGAGCTGGTTTCTGGTGCAGGCGAAATCTTCGACGACGTTGTTGATGTACTTCCAACTTGTACTGGATTACTACTATCTAGGTTAACTGTAACATCTGTAAACTTGGTGACAGAAGATATTGCACCAGTATTTGCGTCGATAGTAGAAGAGAACGAGAACGTTGTTGCAGGAATGACTACGTCCTTGAGTATACTATCATTTGCAGTAACTGTCTTGTTCTTTGCTGCTTCAATAGCCGCTGCCTGTGCCTTTGCTGCCTTCGGATCTAGTTCAGTCTTCAATTGCTCTTGTCGTCCATACCTGTCGGTCTTAGGTTTTCTGTTAGAATTAGCCGAAACAGGACTGAGCACAGGAGTAGCAACTTTTGCGCGACTAGACTTAGCTGGCTTAGAAGGTTCTGTGTAGTCTGGAGGTGCGGGTAGTGGAGTAAACAAATTATGAATTCCCTGAGTGTTAATCATAATCGCCTCAGTAAATGTGCTCAGTGCGCTAGTTTTTACGATAGATGCCGAAAGGCTGAGTAGGCTTCCACTGCTTATTCTGCATTGAGTACCACCAAAAGCATTAAAATCTGTTGCGCCAACAATAGAAGTCTTCACTCCACTAATACCAACCTCAGCACCATAGAGGTTCAATTTGTTTACACCAGTAATTCTGACGTTCTGCCCCTTCATGTCAATATCACCTGCCGAAGCGATTTGCAAACCATTGCATTGAATGATTAGTTTACCATTAACGCGAAGGTACATATCAGACTGAATAGTTTCGTCGCGCTTTCCGTTAATATATTCGTATTTGTTGCCCATGGTAATGTCATACTTGTTCTTCATAGACTTGAGTTTGACATCGCCTTCAGACATAAACTCTAAAGTAGAACCGACTCTGTGGGAAAGCTGGACGCGCTCAAATCCCTGGGTGTCGTCCATTTCAAATGCATGTCCTGATTCTGTTTCTGTGACATGATTGAATGGGTACTTTGCGGCAAATGAAGGGAATGGTTCGTTCCATTTATACTTGTCAGACGAAGCACTCTTTACGTTTGCAACTCTATTTTTTCTTTGGATATCAATGGTCGTGTTAGCAATTGATGATGGAACGATTCCAATAAAAAATCCAGTAGCAGTTTCATTTCTCAATGGTCTAGCAAGTCGAGACAAGGTTGGTTCATTTAGATTAACCATTCCAGGATAACGCTTGGCATTAGCATCAGTTACCTGCACGCCTCTATTGTTGATAGGAGTTAGTGCTTGCTTAACCTTTCTAGGGAATTGAGAACTATTCTTTTCCGCATCGGTATATGGGTCTGCGAACCCTTGATTGCTCTCACGCAATTCTTGCGGAATGCCTGGAACTGTTCCTAGGATAATTGGATACAATGCTTCTTTACCGTCAGCAAAGAAACCAAATACCATCGTACCTTCTGACGGTGGCTGTACAGACTTAACACCATATGGCACAACAGGCTGAGCCCATGGGAGTTCTTCGATAGGAATCTGGTTTATGTCTTCAGTATGCCAACCAAAGCAACGAACCTGACAACGTCCAAGTTCGAGCGGATCCATGCGGTTTTCAACCACACCAAACCACCACACAAAAATAATCATACACATAAAGTCAGTAGTTTGCATTAATAATCTCTCGCTTTCCTAAAATTTTCACTATTTGAATCAAATTTATCCAAATTGTCATTAAGGGAATTTTTCGACAGCGCCAATCTCGTTTGTAGAGTTGAGCCGACGATAGTATGGCATAGACCTGTAATTATATATTTGCCAGAAAGATATGGGTCTGTCATTCGCTTGTTGTCATTTTCTTTCATAAATGCAGGAATCTCAAATTCTACCATTCTTCCTACGGTGAGTCCTGGGTTTCCTGGAACGACACACTCGACTTCTGCGCTTCTCAATAGGCTCAGCTGCGCTTTTCTTTGTAGGAGCGTTCTTTCAATATTTGTATCTACGGAACGCACGGCTCGATCCTGGAAGTATTGAAGGTTGCCCTGACCCTTATTGGTTAACCAAAAATTTATTCCACCACCATATTCTTCGTAAAGCGTCTTATTGTTACGATTTTTAGCGTCGTTGAAAGGGAAACTAACCTTACTAGCGATATTGTTCGAGTCCATCAACATTCTTCTATTGTACTCGTTGTAGTACGAATAGTCATATTTTTGATACTTTTGAGTAATTAGATCGAGCGTAAACAATCTTCCGTTGTGGGAGGTGCCTTTTGTACCTTCTAAAACGTCAAATACCCTAGAATAATTAAAATCAATTACGGCATTGTAATTAGCAAATGACGAAGTCTTTTGGTCTTGAGTAATTTTTGCTGTACTGTATTGTAACGGAATAATTGTTTCGCGTTTAATTAAACTTTCAATAGAAAGGAAATTAAATCCGTCCTTATTCTCAAAGAAAAGAAATGTTGACTCATTAGAATTATATGCTCTAGAACACAAATATTCAATTGCTTCTAGAGGTTTGTATTGTGTCAACATCAATTCGGTTGTGCCGAGGGAACGTTCGAAGTTGCTTGGCTTCAGTTTTTTTCTATTAATCTTTAGATCTGTTCTACAAATTCTAAGGACGTGCTCGGTAGCCGAACCGTTTCTCAATTTTCTTGATAAAGTGTTTTGGTTTGAGAAAACCAATTCTTCTGAGCAGAAATGTAGCACATAACGCTGAGCCTGGCTTTTCTCATACGGACGCTTATTCTCGCACTTGTAGATGCGAAACGTCTTGGTATACTTCTCTTCTGGCATCCCAGAGTCTGCTGGACGAGTAAATGTAATTAACAAATACTCGTTTCCGTGCATACTTAAACGCGGAAATATACCAGCTCCGTCCGTAATCTGAATCGTGCCAGTAATTACGGGCATAAAGAGGTCTTCGTAGATATTAATCATATCTACAAATCCGCCTTGGTCAATAGCAAACGTCTCGCCGTTCGAGCCAATTAATTTTAATTGTTCAATCGTTACGTCCCGAGACGACGTATTTGTATTTACATCAGCCATAGAGCATATATTCCATTTCTTGTGCAATTAAAGGAATGTATTGCTTTTTCAATATATTAATTGAACGATTCTTTTCATTTTGTTCAATTTCATAATCGTAAACATTTACGGATCTATACGTCGTAGTAATCGTAAGAGTTCCTGTGACAGCAGAATTAATGTCGGCTGTATTTGCTCTAAGCGTTACCGTTTCAACTTCAGGGTTATTGGTCGTTTTAGTGACCAAAGTGTTAGAAGTAAAATCGTATTGCTGCAAAGAAGTTTCGCTCTTTTCGGTCGTTTCGGTTGAGAACCCATCAGCTTGTGTGTAAAGCGTATTTACTACTTTTTCGTAGTGGTGAGTCGCTGCTAGTGCCTGTTCAATCGAAGTGTAGCCATACTTCTTAAGTATATTATTTTCTAGAGAAGAATTTGAAAGCGGGAGAGTAAACTGCCCGTCTATGATGTCATTAGCCATACAGATTAGCCAATGGTAATTCTGGTCGCCGTACATCTTATAAGAAATCATTTCTGGGGTTTCGCCGTCCTGGACCTGATACTTGTAAAAGGCGAGCGTATTACTCAGAACGGCACTACGAATTTTGAATCTAGAAAAGATATTCGTAACCGCAACAAGGCTATTATTCTTGAAGTTAAAGGTGTATGGGACTTTAGGAAAACCTCTGAAGTACATTTATTAGTATCCCTGTAGAATAGCATTACGATCTAGCATTACGGTTTCCTGGAACGTCAATTGCATTCTCACTTCAACAGGAACGCCGTCGCGATGGGTTGCAAATCCATTAGGACCGAAGTCTAAGTTTACGGACTCTAGAACACAATTTTTAGTCTTGAAAAGATTACCGTTGAAGTCCTGAGCACCACGATAAAACTCTAGCTGGAATTGCGCAGGAGGAATAAAGTATCTGCCGCCTGTATTTTCTACGATCTTTGGCGCAGAATAATACTTCAACAAGTTTAAAATTCCTAAATCTTTAGTCTTCACTTCCTGAGTCGAATTAGGCTGCCTGTCGAAACGACCAAACAAAATCCTAGCCTCGTTTTCATTTCTAGGGACCAAGCGAAAGTCTAGAGTAAACTTACGGAGAGTTGGTGAGGTGTAAAGCAATTCGATTTGTGGATTGACGACCATTCCTGAGGTAGCAAAGGTTCCAATCTTAGCAACCTGTTCGCCCATAAATTTGCCAGCGAGCATCGATGCACCTTCGGCAAGGTATGGGTTTACACCATTGATCTTACCTGTTGTTGAGGTTCCTGCTGAACCTGCAGCTTGGGCGAGGAACCCTGCAGCACCTAGAGCCTGTGTAATCGAGATACCTTCATATTCCTGGTCATAAGTAGCGGTCATTCCCTCAGGAATCATCAGAGCAATCATACCCGATAACATTTCCTGATTTCTCTTGAGAGAAAAATTCTTAATCATGTTCTTGGCTTGGCTGACGTAATCTTGTGTTCCTTCTTCGTTAAATGTGGCAGACAAAAGAGTGTTTATTTCTGTGCCAATAGCATCAGCGAAAAATCCAGCTGCACCGCCCACCGCCGCGCTGCCCAGTGTTCCACCCAACGCGAATCCTACGGCTGCGCCTTTAGTGGTGTCTGATGAGGCAATTTTGTCAAAAACATTATATACCCTTGCTCCACCACCCCTCAAAGACCTGCTTGTTTCGTCTTGAGATTGTATTTTGTCGCCTGTTTGTGTTTCAAAGACCTTAATGAGCATATATGGCATATCTTTCGAAACGCCGAGTCGAGGTGGAAAACAGGTAATGATAATCGGATTTGGTGTTTCCGTACCATTATTTGTATTTTGTGCTGGAGCAGTGTTAGCAACGCCCATTCTTATTCCTTAATAAATAGATCTATGGCATACTCAGGAAAATTTAGTCCCAAAAATCCCACTAAATATTTAGGTGACCCCACAAACATTATTTACAGAAGTTTATGGGAACGCCGAGTAATGGTGCACCTGGATGAAAACCCAGGAGTGATGAAGTGGTCTAGTGAAGAGGTAGTCATCCCTTATTTATCGCCCGTCGACAACCGATGGCACCGATACTTTCCAGACTTCTACGTTCAAACAAAGAATAAGCAGGGAATGTTGGAGAGTAGGATTCTAGAGGTGAAACCGAAGTCCCAAGCAGTAGCTCCAAAAGCCAAGAAGCGTGTGACCAAGCAGTACATCCAGGAAGTAATGACCTACGGGATTAACGAAGCGAAATGGAAGGCTGCGACTGAGTACTGTAAAGATCGCAACTGGAAGTTTATGGTAATCACAGAAGATGATTTGGGGATCTAATGGCATCATTATTTGACAAAATTAGCAAAGAGATGTCTGCTGCTGGCATCCGTCCACGCACAGGTGCAGCCAGAAACTGGCTCGGTTCCAAAATCGCTGCGATGCGCATCCCGACCAACCGCTCGAACATCCTTCACGACGCTAATAGAATCTCGCCGAAAGCATTTATTGGGCGCATGTACTTCTTTCACTATGACCCGAAGTACAAAGAAACGCTTCCTCAATGGGACAAATTTCCGCTAGTCATTCCGATGGACATTCACGCTGACGGTTTTACGGGTTTAAACCTGCACTACCTTGACCCATATAGTCGATTGGTGCTTTTAGATCGCCTCCAAGACTTCATTAACAACGATAAATACGATGATACAACTAGAATGCAGCTGTCGTACAAGTTACTGTCGCAGTCTAGACGTTATCAGTTAATTGAACCTTGTGTCAGACGCTATCTTGTTAATCACATTATGTCCTCGATAATCTATATTGAGCCTGACCAATGGGAAACGGCGTGCTTCCTACCAACCGAAAAGATGGTGTATAAAACCTAATGTCACTACAGAGAATACAAAGTTTCAGCTTTCTTAAGAGCTGCAGATATTCGTTTAGTTTGCTTTCGTTACCTAGATGCATTCGAAGAAATCTAGCAAGTAGCGGAGTTCTTTTTCAAGACGTTATTAGTGACGGCAGATTCTTATGCGATTCTATTGAGTTTCCAGGTCAAACTCTTTCAACGACGGACTATAGAATTCCAGGAAGCAAAAAGATTAAGGTGCCATTTCTACGCGAATACAGCGAAATTAATGCTACCTTTTACTATCCTTCGCAAATTCCAATGTACGAATTTTTTTACGAATGGATTGCCACTACTTCTTTCAGAAATACAAGAAATGAGTATTTTGACGACATTACTTGCCAAGCAAGAATTATTCAATTCAAGGAAGGTAATGAAGTTCTTGGTAATACGATAAATGAAATCGTCGACAACCAACCTGTGCAAATGAAAGTTACTCTGAAGAATTTGTATCCATTAAGTGTTACATCCCTAACTTCTAATTGGGGAGATGATAACTTCCATAAGATTAGCGTTTCCTTCTTCTTCGAGAATATGGAAATTAAAGATTTTGAGTACATTGAAGCTGAAGATAGACAAGCAAATACTTCAGTGATAGTTGAAGAAATACCAATTAAGCCACCAACCATAGATAATTTTAATATTAGCGTGCCACCGATTAAGATATAGAGGATGATTTACTATGCCATTACCTAAAATTGATTTGCCGATTTATGAAGTGAAATTGGTTTCTATTCCTGAGCCAATCAAGTTTCGTCCGTTCCTTGTCAAGGAAGAAAAACTGCTGCTGATGGCGTTGCAGACCAATGAAGAAGAAGCTGTGCTGTCAGCGATCAAGCAGGTGGTCAATAACTGCCTAATTGACGATAAACTAGACATTGAAAAGTTGCCGATATTTGACCTTGAGTATCTTTTTCTAAACGTCCGCGCTCGTTCAGTCGGCGAAGAAATTGAAACGTATTACCTTTGCCGAAACAAGGTAGTTGAGAAAGATGAGGAAGGAAATGATGTTGAGGTTGATTGTGCTCATATGATGCCAATCAAGATTAATGTTTTAGAGATAAAGCCACCTATCGACGATCTACCCTCAAAAGTTCAAATTACCGATAAGATTGGAATCCAATTAAAAATCCCGACTCTAAGAACGTTCGCGCCTATCAAGAACATGATTTCTGCCGAAACAGATGAGGGTGTGTTTGATATGATTTATGAATGCTCGGAGTACGTCTACGACGCCGATGGATTGTACTATACCAAAGAATCGAGCAAAGAAGAGTTTAGTAACTTCCTAGATTCTTTGACACAAGAACAGTATGATCGAATCATAGCATTCTTCGAAAATCTTCCAGAAATTAAGCATGACGTAAAACATGCGTGCCAAAAGTGTGGGTTCGTTCACGAAATCCATCTGGAGGGTCTCAACGATTTTTTTATCTAGCCGTTCGTAATTCGAATCTC